AATGAGGTGAATGGCAACCTTTACCGGGTAAATGCACAACTCGAAGTTGTTCAAAACCAGCCTAACCTTATCGCTGATCAGGCACTTATCAAAGATTGGGAGGTCTAATGGATAACGAATATGCCAAATTCTTTTTCAATCGAAAAGTAGATGTTTATCAACTGGAATGTATTGAACTATCACACCCTTCTTTTATGAATACTTACCGGGTGGTACGTAATGATGACCGTGGAGTGTATGTTCAGCACAATGAAGGCGCGGGGCAAGTATTTTACGAATACCTACCAATGACAATTCAAAGATCCGGAATGCTCGGTGATCTGGACCAGACTTTGACCGTTTCAATATCTGGGCTTGGTGATATTTTGCCGGATGAGTTTGAACGGGTAATTGAGGGGCAATATTCTAATGTAAAGCCGACCGTAAATTACCGCCTTTATAGTTCAGATAACTTGAATACACCAATGTTTTATCTACTAGGTCTACAACTCTCCAGTGTTGCCATGAATCATAAAGCTGTGACATTCAAGGCTGAATCACCACGATTAAATACTGCGAAGACTGGAGATATCTTTGCACTGGATCGTTTTAGTGGTTTGAAGGGGGCTATATGAAGAGTCACGATCATTTGCTCGATAAGCAATATGACGAGGAATACTACAACTGTGTTCACTTCGCGCATGAAGCTGCAATGGATCTATATGATATTGATCGAGGAGAGGCGCTTGAGTTTTTTATGAAGCCCGTCAAAGAGAAGGTATTTCTGCCATCAAGATTGAAGTTACTAAATCCATTGCCTATGCCTAAGGAAGGCTGCATAGTCGCCTTTCACTCTAGATACCGAAACAAGCCCCCACATGTGGGGCTTTTTCGTTTGGGGCGTATTTTGCATTTGCAGGAATCAGGCGTTTCATGGATGCCAATTCAAGTCGTTCAAGCATTTGGATTTAATCGTGTGAGTTTCTATGATTAAGATTATTTATAAACAAGACCCTTTATCCGAAGACAAAACAATTGAACACGCCGAAACTTTGGGTCAATGGCTTACTTCAAAATATGACCATATGCCTGAGCATGTCCGTATTTTTCATACCACAAGCAATATGGATCATGCGGAAATTTCATTTGCGAATGAAGTCACGCCGAAGAATGCATATGAATTAAAGCAGCTCGATTTCTTACCAGGCACTTTCATTGTAATTGAGAATCCCAAGGGTATAGACCCCATAACTCTAGCTTGGATAGCGGTTGCTTCTATAGTTATGGGTGTGGCTGTTGCATTATTAATGCCTGTGCCCTCAATTACCCAAACCAACCAGAATAACAATCAATCCTCGTCTGCAAATAACGAATTATCAAACCGTGAAAATAAAACTCGCGTAAATGGTCGTATCGCAGATATTTATGGTGCCGCTCACGATACCCCTGATCTGATTACTGTGCCTTACAAGGTATATGAAAACAATGTCGAAGTAGAGCATGTTGTTGGTTGTATTGGTCGTGGTCACTATAAAATTAACGGTGCATATGACGGTGAAACCAATATTGTCGATATTGCCGGTGCATCGGTAGAAGTCTTTCGACCAGGCGTCGATATTGTCTCGGGTGAGCCATATTTCTCGCTTGGTACCGAAATTACAACTCCACCCTTAACGGTTCAGCATCAAACTTCTGTTAATGGCCAAGTTCTCCGTCCAGCAGATACGCAGTCTTTAGAAGGTACGAACTATCTTCATTTTGCATATCCAAACGAGATCCTTCGGGCATCTGCAAACAATACGGATTTAACCACTAAGTTTGTAAGTAATGACCGCGTAGAAATCACCAATGCCTCATTCACGTTTAACGGCCAGACTTATGATTTAAACGGCACTTACAGCGTTCTATCAGTTGCTGATGATCGCATGACGTTATCAAATCCGGCGGCCGTTAATGCTAACTGGTTAAAGCTTAAAGAGTTAAATAACCAACAAACTGCAGCTTTGTCACCAAAGATCAGTTCAATAGGTGAAAAATGGATTGGTCCATTCATTCTGGACAATGTTGAACGTAGTCGGGTGCTGTGTAATTTTGTGGCCACAAATGGACTTTATACCGTTTCTTCAGGTGGAAATCAGGGTGCTGTAAACGTCACGATTGAAGTTGAAGTAACGCCGGTTAATGAATCTGGTGCAGCCATTGGCAATCCAATGCTGAAGCAGATCATTTTAAAGGGTTCGGCAAAGTCACGCCAAACGGTTGGTGCAACGCTGGATATGGTGACTTTTCAGGGGCGCTGTAGTGTCCGTGCACGCCGTTTAACTCCAACACCGGCAGTTACCACTGTTGTTGATGAAGTAAAGTGGCAGGCGCTTTACGGTGCTTATCCTTTGCAAAGCACAGTGTATGAGCATGAAACGGTTTTTCGTGCGCGTACTTATGCAACCACTGGAGCTTTATCTGTCAAGTCCCGTAAGATCAACTTCGATCTTCAGCGAATGTTGCCGACTTATAAAAACGGGGCAATGACAACAGAGCTATATCCAACGTCTAGCTTTGCTGATGCTTTGGTATCTATGGCACTCGATGACAAGATTGGCCGCCGTTCGATCGATGAGATTGATCTGGAAAACATCTATCGCACATATAACGATGTAGTTGATTATTTTGGTACACCGCTAGCGGCTGAGTTCTGCACCACTATTGATGATACAAACCTGTCTTTTGAAGAACTGGTTACCAATCTTTGTGATGCAGTGTTTTGTACTGCATATCGTCAAAATAATAAGCTTAAGCTTTATTTTGAACGGCCAACCGATAACTCTGTAATGCTGTTTAACTTCAGGAATATCATTCCGGATAGTTACAAGCATGACCTTACCTTTGGCGTGATGGATGACTACGATGGACTGATCTATGAATACACGGATCCGACCGACGATAGTCGTATCAATATCTATTTGCCAGACAAAGGAGCAAAGAACCCGAAAGAAGTGAAATCCGTTGGGGTGCGAAACAAGTGGCAAGCTCATTTTAATGCGTACCGGATCTGGAACAAGCTTCGGTTTCAACGTAAATCCATCACCTTTGATGCGGCGCCTGAGTCTGAATTGCTTGTGCTACGTGACCGTATTGCCGTAGCAGATTATCGCAATGGTATTCATCAAAGTGGAGAGGTGGTGCAGCAAGAAGGTTTAATTCTCACCCTAAGCCATGATGTAGATTTCATTGCAGGCAAGAGTTATGTGATCTATCTGCAAATGGGGGATGGTACCGTGGACCTGATTCCTGTTACACCGGGTCCAGTCAAGAACAAAGTAGTTTTAGGGCGTTTACCGAACGGGGCCTTAAAGCTTAGTCCTGATGATTTTGTGAATACTATCTATACGGTGGTTAATGACGATACCAAAGGCTCATTGCCTTATCTGGTAGCGAAAAGAGAACCGGCTGACCAGTTCTCAAATACCATTACGGCAATTAACTATGATGAACGTTATTATCTCAATGACAAGGACTTTATTGATGTGCCAGTAGATGATTCACCAATCTACATTCGATATGACCAGCTTGATATTAATCTTGCACGTTTGTATCAGATGCAAAGAGGTGATTTACCAACGACTGGCGAAATCAGTTTTGTAGTTGAAGCAGGTGCATTGGTTTCAAGTTCAAGTTCTTATCGACCGGAAACCAGATTTGTCTATAAATTCGACTATAAGTCTAGTCCTGCAAAACGAGAGTATATCGTTCCAGCTGCATCAGAATTACCTGCTATTGATACTGGTGAGTTCCCACCTGATCTCGTGGTAAATTTGACTATTAAAGGTGCTGTTGTTGGACGTGGTGGTGATGGCGGGTTGCCACATCTAGCTTACGGAGATTGGGAAAAAGATTCAGACTTCAATTTTACCAAAACCCGGCGTGATGGTTTTCAGGGAGCACCAGGTTTATTGAACCGGCACAGCAAACTAAACCTGATTATCGATGGAGGGACGTTAGCTCGAGGCGGCTCAGGTGGTGGAGCAACACCAAGTGGTATTTACACTGGATCATCTTATGGGGTTCAGGGAATTCCCGGTGGTGCTGGAGCACCATTTGGTCGGGTCATGACTGGCCAGCCGATTTCAAATGACTCACAAGATTATCGCCTCTATCTGGAGAGTTATTTAATGGTTATGAAAATCACTGATGCTGAAGCTTCGGTACCCGGGAAGGGTTATCGAACGCAGAATGAACGCTATGGTTCACCACTTTCTGGAGATGGTGGAAACTGGGGTGAACGCGGTACCAAATCAACAAATGATGGAACATGGAACTGGCAATACCATGGCACTACTGAAGGCCAGCCGGGGCTGGGTGGACCTGCAATTGTTGGGGTGGCGCCGCTAACAACTCAATTGATTAATGGAGGGAAAATCTTACAAACCCTTTAAACCTTATAAGAACTTTGAGCACCCAATTCGGGTGCTTTTTTATTGTCTAAAAATATCTGGAGAGATTTATGGAACCAGTTTCCACAAGCGGTTTAACAGCAATTTTAAAATTTTATGGTGCAGCAATTATGGTGACTCTAGCGGTTGCATTGGTTGCCGCCGTTGTATTGATGACACGTATGCCACGATCACCTCAAGAATGGGCTGTAGGACTTATTTGTACGGTTGTATCAAGTTTGGCTGGCGGCTCATTCATTATTGTGAAGTGGGGGCTTCATGAATGGGTTACTGATGTATGGGGGATGATTGCTCTAGGTGGGTTCTTCTTTGTTTGTGGTTTACCCGGTTGGGCTTTAGTCCGTTGGATTTTTAATTTTATAGATAAACAGGAAGGTAAAACGATCGTTGAAGTGATCAAAGAGTTTAAGAATGCCAGAAAAGACATTGAAAACAGTTAATGCCGCCTTCGGGCGGTTTTTTTACATCTGAAGGAAACCGAAATGAAGATTGAACAATATCTTGATGAGTTAATTAAACGCGAAGGTGGTTACGTAAATAACCCAGCGGATCGAGGAGGGGCGACCAAATACGGCATTACTGAAGCGGTTGCACGGGAAAATGGCTACAAAGGCAGCATGAAAGATTTGCCGCTTGATGTGGCTAAATCAATTTATAAGCAACAATATTGGACAGCTCCACGTTTTGACCAGGTGAATGCCGTTTCTTCTGCAGTAGCTGAAGAGCTTCTAGACACTGGTGTGAATTGTGGTACCGGCTTTGCTAAACCTCTTTTACAACGTGCTTTGAATTTGCTTAATAACCAAGGTAAATCAGGTTGGCCAGATCTTGTGGTCGACGGAATTTATGGTCCAGCTACTTTAAATGCTCTCAAAACTTACCTATCAAAAAGAGGTAAGGAAGGCGAGGCAGTTCTGGTACGTGTTCTTAATATCATGCAAGGCCAACGTTACATTGAAATCTGTGAGCGCAATAAAAGCCAAGAACAATTTTTCTATGGTTGGATCGCCAATCGAGTGGTGATCTAAATGGCTCAAGCAGAAACAGTAACAGAACTTACGCCATATTTAGAATATTGGAGCAGCGGCATCTATATGTTTAAGTGCCCCGGGTGTAAATATTTACATCCTTTTCATGTAAAAGAGGGCGCACATTATAATGGTAGTATCTGGAACTTTAATGGTGATGTTGAAAAGCCAACATTTACACCTTCATTACTAGTTAATGATCATTCCCCAGCAAGCCGATGCCATCTGTTTTTGACTGAGGGGAAGATTCAATTCTTGACTGATTGTCATCATGA